CCGATGCCATGCCAGACTTGCGCATTTGTGCGAGCAGCACTGCCGCTTGCGGTTTTCCCGATAGAACCGCGTGCCGCAGATCGGACACGACAGCCATATGCGCGGCGAACGTTTCTTGTCGCTCGCGTGCCACTGTTTGCACCGGACGGAACAATACCGCTTGTTGTGAACCCGTTCCTCCGGCTCCGGCAAGGGATCGCCGCACCAGCCGCACCATGCGTCCGGCTCGATCTCGATCGGGTCAGGCTGCTTGATCTTGTGCATTGAACGCTTTCAGCCATGCTTTCGCGCATACCCTTGAACAATAGTGGGCCTGCCGCGTGCGCAGCCCCACGCCGCATTGCCGACAGACGGAATCCCTCACCACGCCCAGCCCGGTATAAGCCCGCTGCCCCTCGCCCCAGCTCGGACGCGCGGCCCGTGCCAGCCGTAGCGCCTCGGTTACGACATCACGCGCCGCCCGATCGGCCACCGGCCACGCCCAGCCGATCAGACACAGGTGCGCCCGCAGCTCTGCGATGAACCGGCCCTCATTAGGCCAGCTTTGACGGGATCGTGCCATCGCGGAAGTCCCGCACCACGACGATGGCCATGGTGCACGCCATGCGCTCGGCGGATCGGATCTTGTCGCGTTTACTCCGTCCCATCCGACCAGCCCACCAGCCGCATGGCTTTTTCGGGGTCGATTCCTGCCTCCTTGGCTTCGGCCATGGCCTTGATGATTGCCGACATGGACCTTGCCCGCGCGCCGTTGTCCCAGCTTTGGAAAGGTCGCTCCACGTCGATGGTGATGGCCCCGCCCAGCTTGCCCGATGCCTCGGCCTCGATCAGCTTGGCAATGGGTAGCAGGGTGTAGGTGACAAGGTGCCGCTCGATCTCTCGGAAAACCGGCCCGGTTGATGCCGCGTTGAAGAACGCCGCCGGGATCCCGAAACACTCGGCCACCGCGCCGCGCGATCGGCTCCACAAGGCGCCAGCCTCGGCCCGGTGCAGATCCGGTGTCAGATCATCACGCCGCTGGCCTATTTGCGGATTCATGCCCGCCGCCGTCGCCTGCGCCACGCCCTCGACAATGAGGGTTTGACCTTGCCGACCTCGGATCGCGGATCGCATCGCGGCCATGTCCTCGGCGCTGCTATCGGGCAGGGGCAACACCTGACTGCCGATCGGTGCATCCCGGAAGGTGTCGCGCAGCGCGCCCTCGATCTCGTGTAGCATGTTGGCCGACAGCGCCGCCCGCCGCAGGGGTGCCGCGCCCGACCATGGGGGCCACCGGGTCGCTGCCGATCCTGATATGCAGAACCTCGGGGGCCAGCCGGGTCTCGGTCCTGCCGCCGCCCGCCTCGGGGATCGACACACGATAGGCCACAGGACGCCCGTTGCGCGTGGACAGGTCCCAGTCCGACGCGGGGGTGATGCCGTCTCCGATGATGCCGACGAACTCGCCACGCAGGGCCAGCGAACGGGCCACAAGCGCCATGGTGTTGCGGTCCAGCATGTCGGTGCCGGTCACGTCAGCGCCGGACAGCACGCCCTCCCATAGGCTGATGCAGGTCTGCGCTGCGCTTGTCAGCTCGGCCAGATCCGAACTGCCGCTGATGTAGGACTGCCGCGCGGCCATGATTGCAGCCGTGTAGCCGGTGCCGGATGCTCGGGTTTCGTCGGGCGTCTTGCGCCGGAAAAGATCCAAAATGCCCATGTCAAAGCCTCCAGCGTGAAAGGTGGTGCGAACCGACGACTTGTCGGAGCGGATCAGCCGCCCAGGATCGCGCCTCGACCTGCGCCGCCTCGAATGCGGGCCGTGTGACGGTTGAAATTTCGTACAGCTCGGCCCGCTCGATCCGACGCAGCACGCCATTGCCGCGCCGCTCGATCCGATCACCGCCCGACGGAACCCGGAAACCCGGTGACAAGCCCCGGATCAGCCCGGCCCGGTGCGCTGCCAGAAAGTCAGCTGCCCAGCTCGTGCCGCCCTCGATCCGCGCTTCGATCTCCAGCGCCTCGTCGGTCTCACGGATCTCCAGCGAACCCGCTGCACGACTTGCGAGGGGCTGCCGGTAGTCGATGGCCCGACAGCAGATGAACATCCTCGCCAGCCTCGAGTCCGGGCCGCGAACGCGCGCGGCTCCACGATCTCGAACCGGCCGGCGCCAGCTCGGTCTCGACGTTGTAGGGGAAGCGCCCGGACACCCGGACGCCTCCGTCAGTTGCGCGCAGCTCCAGCGCGCCGGATGCTGCGCCCCAGAGCATTATGCCAGCTCCAAGCCCGGTCAGGACGCGCAGCTGCACGGACGGGCAACGGTGATGTCCATCGTCGCCAGTGCCGTCAGCCGCAGCCCGCCGGACGCCGCATCGCTGAACGGGTCGCGGATCACGTCAACCGCGCCCCATGCGCCCACGTAGAAGGGGGCAACGCCGCCCGCGCTCGTGGTCAACAGCGCCGTGGTGGCCTCGGGTGCGCCTGCCGGTGCTGCCAGCCCGTTGGACGTGGTGGCGATCGGCCCCATCTGCCGGGTCAGCCGGTCCCATTCCGAAACCGCCGTCCCGGTGATCAGCGTAGCGTCAAGGAAGTCCCACAGCTCGGGACGGATCAGCCCGCGCACCGCGCCGGGACCGCTTGCCGCGTTGGCCACCATGAACGCCGCGACAGCTTCGCGGAAAGCCGCATAGCTCGCGCTCGCAGTCACAGCCTGCTCAGTGATGCCGTAGGTCGATCGCCCCGGCGATCACGCCAAGGGGTTGGCCATTGGCCCCGGTGCCCTGAAATGCCGCCGCGTCCATCGCCTGCCCGATCGCGCCGGCCATGTCGCGCCGGACGGCCTGCTCAAGAGCGGATCCCGACTGTTTCAGCGCGCGCCGGGTGATCTTCATCTGAACGCCCAGAGTGTTGGCGGGGGTCATGGCCCGATCGGTGGTCGCGTAGACGCTCGGCCCTGCGACTGCCGCCGTCTCGCCATCCTGCCAGCCTGCCGACACGCTCGATGTCACAACCGGCCATTCTGCCGCGCCTTGGTCGATCGCGATCATCTGCCCGCCCATGGCGCTTGCCATGCTATCGGGAAACAGCCGGTCGATGATCGGACGGGTCGAAACCGGGTCAGGGGGTGCCGGTGCTGATCGTCTCGCCCGCGCGTTGCTCCAGTGCCTGCCACGGAACCGGGATGCCCCGGAAACCGCCCGCGCTCCGCAGCTCGGACACGATCTCTGCCGTCTGCCCGTCAAGGGTGCGGCCCTCGTCCAGCATCAGCGCGACCTGCCGCATCTCGAAACCGGCCATCATGTCGGACCACTCGCGGCTCGATCGCGTCTCCAGCTCGCCAGCCGCTTGGCTGCGCTGCTCATCCTCGGCCACCAGTGACGCGCGGTAGCGGGTTTCGTTGGTGCGATACTCCGCATCCAGATCGGTCATGGACCGGGTTTCATCTTCGGACGGGGTATCTTTCCCGACCAGCTCGGCCAGCGATTGGCGGATCTCGGATTGCCGCCGCTGGATCTTCACAGAATCAAGCATTTTGAACTCCTTTGCTCGATGGTTTCGTGACCAGCTCGGCCACTGCTTTGCGCCATGCGGCGCGCTCAGGGTTGGGTTTGTTGCCCAGCTCCTTGTTGGTTTCGATGGTGTGACAGGGTGCGCAGAGCGTCAGGCAATTCGACGGATCGAACGCCAGATCGGGTCGATCGGCCACGCGCAGCTTGTGGTGCACCTCCAGCCGCCGCTGGGACGGGCAGTGCTGACATTGCCAGCCGTCGCGCTCCAGAACAGCGTGCCGAACGGGTTGCCACCTCCGGTGCACCAGTGCCCACCGGCCCGGACGCCGCGGTCATGTCAACGGCCCTTCGCATGAGAACTCCAGCAGCTGCCGACGCTGACCGCGTTGCGGCTCCTTGATGCCGTTGATGCCGTACAGATGGCCCTCGTGCTGGATCCGGTCATCGGCGGTGATGCCTCGGGTGAACTCACTCGATCGCACCTGAAATCGGATCAGGGACCGCTCGCGGAACACGCCCGCCTGGACCTTTTGCGTATCGGACACGTCCTCACGCAGCGCCGGGATCACGTCGCCAATATCGGACCAGACAAGGCTCGATCCGCCGAACGCATCTTCGGTTTCGGTGGCCCGCTGGAACTGGATTTGTCGATCCATGGCGGATGCAATGCCGCGCCTCATGCCCACTCCATCCTTGTGCTTTTCTCGGGGGTGACGGACATCCGGATGCCCTGCGCCACGGCCAGAACAGTGGCCGCCGCCGCGTCGATCCGTCCCGTCGATCGGGCCTTGGCCAGTTTGTGATTGCCGGACACGTCCACAACGGTGATCGCGTCCGCGAACGCCGACCGCAGCACAAGCGACGGGGCAGTGAATATCTGCCGCTCGAACAGCGCCCGCCTGAATCTCTCCACGTCCTCGCTGCCATCTCTCCAGCCCATGCCACGCCACACGCATGGCACGCGCTCAAGCCCTGCCGTGCGCAGCGCCTCCACGAACTCAGCATGTCGGAATCGGTCGCCCACGATCGCCGCCGGGGTTTGCCCGTCCAGCAGCCCGGCCACCTCGGCCAATGAACGCGCCAAGGGGCACAACGGTGTCGCCCATGGTGCGCAGCTCGCCTCGGGCCTCCATCTCCAGATACCGCCCCGACACGCCATCGCTTTGACCACGATCGGCCAAGCCGGGGTTGCAGGGAAAGGCTGCGATCGCCTCCAGCCGTCCGGTGGTAGGCCAGTATGCCGACGCTGCCGACATGCTCCGGCTGCCGCCCAGATCCACGCCCAGAACCACAGGGCCATCGCGCGGGGGCATGGCCTCGGGTTTCGTCTCGGCATTCATCCATTCGTCGATCGTCACCAGCACGCTGCGATCATCGGACGCCACGCGCTCGTTGCGATTGAGATTGCGAAAGCTCGACAGCGCAGATCCGCCCCGCGCGATCGCCCGCCGGGCCTGCGCCTGGAGCCATGCCGGGGTGGCGCCGATGCCCTGCCGCGCGCCGGGGTTGGCGATCAGCAGGCTTTCCAGATCGTCAGGGGGCAAGCCCTCGGGTGGCCGATGCTCTTGCACGAAAGATCCGGGGGGTGGCTCGTCCAGCCATCGGGAAAAGGTGTTCGTGTCGTCCGGTGCGCTGGTGCTGATGATCAGGGCCTTGCCATCGCGTTTGCCCAAGCCGGACAGAATGGCGTTTTCGAGATTGTCGCCCTTCTCGCGCTCCCATGCCGCCCGCTCGTCCAGAATGGCCAGCGTCGGTGCCCCGCCAAGGGATAGACCGGCCATCGGCAGGGATCACACGTGCCAGCCCGCCGCCGTTAAGATCCGTCTCGACCTCCAGCCGGAACCGCGCCGGATGGTGAATTGCTCTTGCTCGTCGTCCGGCAGGCCCTCGATGAACCCGACCAGAAACCCGAACGCCGTCTTGGCCTGGTCACGGTTGCGCGCTGCGAATATGATCTCGCGTTTCGGCTGGTGCGCCACCTCTCCGACAAGGTGCGCCAGCGACAGCCCCGCCGCCAGTGCCGTCTTGGCGTTGCCCCGCCGATCGACAGCAGCCCGACAGCACAATCTTTTGCCGAACGCGCCCCGGATGAACTCGCGTTGAAACGTCGCCAGCTTGACCGGCTTGCCAGCCAGACGCCCCTCGGGAATCGTCAGCTTGGACAGGTAGGTGATCGCCGCCCGTGCATCCTTGGAACCCCGCGCCATCAGATCCCCTCCCCGGAATTTTTCGGGAATGAGAAAAGGTAACTCCCAAGCACCCCCGCGGTAGGGGGTTATTGTCAGTTTCGGGGTGAGTCCAATTTGCCATTGGGCGCGTGAAGTTTTCGTTCCGGTCTGAATTCCGTGGCGCCGTCTTGATTTCTCTGAATCAGTGGTGGAATGGATCAGGTTACCACCCTTGAACAACTCCTCGCCACGGCTCTGCGCAGGATCGCTGAGCTTGAAGCCGCGTTGGCGACCATGGCGGAAGAGAACGCGGATCTGCGCCGGCAGTTGGCCAAGAACAGCAACAATAGCAGCAAGCCCCCTTCGAGTGATGGCCTGAAGAAGCCAGCACCGCGCAGCCTGCGTGGCAAGTCCGACAAGAAAAGCGGCGGCCAGGTTGGCCACCGGGGCAACACCCTGCGCCAGACGCCGACACCCGATTTTGTCGAACGGCATGAGGCGGCGCATTGCGGCGCGTGTCACCGCACCCTGACGGCGGGGATGGCGAAGGGGATGGAGAGGCGTCAGGTGTTCGACTTGCCCGCGCCGCGCCTGGAGGTCACCGAGCATCAGGCGGCGGTTTATTGTTGCGACCATTGTCGAGCCATGACGACGGCTGGCTTTCCCGATGGCGTGAACGCGCATGTGCAATACGGCACGCGCAT